TGGCGGCGTGACTATTTCAGAATCTCTTGCGTGCCCGCGCGAATGGCTGCGGCTTCTGCGCGCGTCAGTGTCCGACGCGTGGCAATGGCTTCATAGAGAGGCACGCGCACGGCTGAGTGGTGGTATTCCCGCATGCGGCGCTCGTGCACGCGGCGGCCTTCCACCGTGGTCACGATCAGGTGCCCTGCCGTGTCAAAGGTATATTTGGCGACGAACATACCTACAGGCTAGCACAGGGGTGACAGCATGAAAACTGTCATCTTTTTGGGCAAGCGCAAGACGCCCGGCTCACCGAAAGCGCAGTGGCCAGGGGCGGAGCTCTGGGGCACTACGCATAGCAATCAGAAATACGCCGCGAAGCTGGGCACCGTAGACGATTGGGATTCGTGGTGGGATCTGCATCCCTTCAACCCGGTGCCTGGCTATGAGGGCATCAAGAAGAAGCGGCCCGCATCCTACCGCTGGTATCAGACGCTCCCTGGCCCTGATTCGCCCTACTACCGGCCGATGTGGCTGGCGGAGTTGGACCCGACGATTCCGGCTGGTGTGCTGTTTCCCAAGCAGCGCATCCTCGATGCCTTTGCCATCGATGGCGAGGATGGTCGCTGGTTTACCTGCCAAGTCGATCTGATGATGGCCTACGCCATCCTTGAGGGTTACGAGCACATCGTCCTGCACGGCCACGGCGTGAGCCGTGAGCTGAAGCACATGATCGATCACGTTGGGATCGTCTACTGGATCGCTGTCGCGCGCGAGCGCGGCATCAAGGTCACGGTTGTGCCGCCGTCGTGGTATCTGGCGCCCAAAAACCCTTACGGCATCTCGGCCGGCAACTGGGGGCTACGGCGGTGAGCAAGTGGTATGCCCAGAGCGGCGAAGACAAGATGCTCGTTCGCATCTTCCGGAAGATCCGCACCACGAATCGCGTGGCGGTGGAATTCGGTGCGGCGGATGGCTACCGGAAAAGCAATACGGCCTACTTCCGTGATCACGGCTGGTGCGTGCGGCAGTTTGACATTGAGCCTGCCGGGCCGCTGGTCATCGAGGCTGGCATCACGGCCGGTAACGTCAATGCGGTGTTTGCGTCGGCTGGCATTCCGCAGCACTTCGATCTGCTGTCCATTGATGTGGATGGCAATGACCTGTGGATCTGGCAGGCGCTCCGCTACCAGCCGCGTGTGGTGGTGATTGAATACAACCCGCGCTGGGGCCCGCGCAGCTCGCGCACGGTGCCCTATGACCCGGCGCGCCGTTGGGACGGCACCAACTTCTATGGGGCCAGCGCGTTGGCGCTGACGCGGCTGGGCGTGGCGAAGGGCTATGACCTGGTGGCGTCCACGCGCAGCAATCTGATCTTTGTGCTGGCGGGCTGGTATACCGCGCTGAAGCCGTCACAGATACCGCGCGCCAGCAAGACGAAGCGGCCGGATCCGCTGCACCGCAAGTGGGAGCTCTACGTATGAGCCGCATGGCGGATGCGTCAGTTGTGCCGCACGTCAAGGAGACGCTGCTTGAGCTGGGCAAGAAGCGCGGGCCCATTCTCGTTGGGCCGTGGCTGTCAGAGATTGGCTTCGAGGTGCTCTACTGGATCCCGTTTCTGCGCTGGGCGCTCAAGTATGGCGGTATCCCTGCGGAGGACGTGTATATCGTTTCGCGTGGCGGGCCGCGCTCCTGGTATGCGGACCTGAGCCCCAACTATCTGGAGATACTCGAGCACTACACGCCGCATGAATTCCGCGCTGGCAATGCGCGGCGCGTGGAGGAGCAGGAGAGTCACTCGGTGTCTATTGGGCTCCGGCACAAGCGCAAGTCATCGAAGCAGCACATGATCACCGGCTTTGACAAGGACATCATCGCCAAGGTGAGCAAGGTGGCCGGGCTCGAGAAGCCGCGTGTGCTCCACCCATCGCTGATGTATGGGCTGTTTAGGCTCTTCTGGCGTCGGCAGATGCCGAAGCTGTATGACGAGATGACGCAGCCGAAGCACATCGCCATGCAGTCAACCGCGGTAGGGCTGCCGGCCAGTTACGTGGCCGTGAAGCTCTACGCCTCGCCGGCCTGCACGTCTGCGGCACCGCTCAATCGCCGGCTTGTGCGGGAGATGGTGCACGGCATCGTCCAGCATTCGGATGTGGTGCTCCTGCACAGCGGCACCAAATACGATGATCACGGCGAATTCCCGATCGACCCGCATCCGCGCGTGCGGACGGTTCCGCTCGAGCCGGCCACGAATCTGGAGACGCAGAGCGCGGTGATCGCTGGCGCCAATGCCTTTGTGTGCACGTATGGCGGCTTCGCCTATCTGGGGCCGTTTCTGGGCACCACGACGCGCACCATCTACGCCACGCCCAACTTCCGCCGCGACCATCGGGATCTGATGGGCTCAGTGGCGGCCAGCATTCTCCGCACGCCGCTGACGGTGGAAGCCATCGGGGGCGGGATTGCGGCCAAGGTGGCGCCGCGCAAGAGGCAACATGCGGCCTGACCTCTACACGCCCGGCTCGGACTATCACCGGAAGCGCCGGTGGACGCACGAGCACTCGCTGCGCTGCTTCCATGCCGCGCTGGATGTGATTGGCTGGCCTGCCAGCGTGCTCGATGTAGGCTGCGCGGAAGGCGTGCACGTCTTGCGGGCGCTGGAGTTTGGCATCGAGGCGCAGGGCATTGACTTGGCGGCGCCTGAGCATGCGGCGCTCACCCGGGCTGACTTGCGCGAGCCGCTCGATCTCGGCCGGCGCTTTGATTGGGTGCTGTGCTGGGAAGTGGCGGAGCATCTACCGCAAGCGGCAGCTGGCACGCTGTGCGACACGATCGCGCGGCATGTGGAGCCAGGCGGGCGCGTGCTGTTCACCGCAGCACGGCCAGGGCAAAAGGGGCCGGGGCACATCAACTGCCAGCCGGCTGTCTATTGGGATCTGCAGTTTATGGCGCTGGGGCTCACCTACGCGGAGAAGGAAACGGATGCGCTCCGGGTCGCTTGGCTCGAGTGCTCGCCCAAGACGCCGTGGTATGGCCGGAACGTCAGCGTCTACTGGAGGAGCGCATGAGCCTGCTGCTCACGCTCCGCACGGCGAACCGCTACCCCAAGGAGAACTATCTCTGGCAGACGATTGAGAGTCTGCGGCGTCAAGGCGTGGCGGGCTCCGATATCCATGTGTTCCCAACGGATCCGGATGTGCGCTGGCTCGAGCATCGCATCCCGTTTCAGGCGATGACGGTGCACGCGCCAACGGAGCGGCGCCGCGCCAACGCCAACGGGCTGGCGCTGATTGCGCTGCTCGACACGCATCCTGCTGACTGGATCATCCTCAGCGAAGATGACCTGCAGTGGTGCGCGGATCCGCTAGGCAGCATGTCGCGCTGGCTCGATGTGCACGCGCGGCCCGATGTGCTGGTGTATCGGTTTTTCGCCTTCGATCACCTGACACGCGCCAGCCGGTATGCAGCTGAGGCACCGCTCAGGGAGATGCGCGGCTCGCAAGCCGTGGCGCTGAGGGCTGAAGACGCGAAGCGGTTTGCGGCATGGGCCCTGGCGCATCCGCTCACCTGGCGGCCCAAGGGCGCACCGTTTCAGGACCGGCCGCACGATGGCTTTGACAAGCTGATTGGGTATTGGGCGCTAGCAGAGCGGCCCGATGTGACGCACGGGCTCGTGAGTCGGCCATTCTTTGTGAAGCACATCGGCGTGCAGAGCAGCTTGCACGGCATGGGGCGGCGCATGGATCAGCACTTCATCGGGGCGGATCGCGCCTATCAGGAGACGGTATGGCCGTAATCAGTTACGACGTGGCCATCCGGCATTTGCGGCAGATTGGCGTGCTCGACGGCTCCCCGTCTGACGATGACGTGAGCATGAAGATCGAGCAGGCATCGGCCATTGTGGTGCTGTATCTGAAGCGGCCAGCGGAGTGGGACATTGACTCGCTGGCAACCGATGACCCGGAGTTTGCGATCGTGCAGGCGGCCGTGCTGAAGGTGCTGGGGAATCTGTATCGTTTCCGGGGGGATGACGATGTCGCCCCAGCGCCGATTTCACCTGACGTGGCGCTGATGCTCAACATGCTGCGGGATCCGGAATTCTCTGGGCCATGACGAGCATGGCAGCTAGCGGCCTACGCGATCGGATCGTGACCGTGCAATACCTGACGGAATCACGCGGCGGCAGTGGTGCGCCGATCGAGGACTGGTCCACGCTGACAACTGTCTACGCGCAAAAGCTCGACCTGAGCCAGCGTGAACGATTCGTGGCGCAGCAGAATTCTGCGCCGGCCGACACGCGGTGGAGCCTGCCGTATAGCGCGGACTATGACCCGGAGCTCGTGGACGTGGCCAAGACGCGGCGGCTCTCCTACCGCGGGCGCGCGTATGACATCGTGTCGGCGCTGATGATTGGGCGGCGGGAAGGCGTAGAGCTCGTGACGTTGTCAGGGGGGCTGCTGGTATGAAAGCCGGCCTGACGCTCAGCGGTGACCTCATGGCCAACTTGGCGAAGCTGCCCAATTCCGTGAACCGGACGGTGCAGGTGGCGGCGCTCAAGGCTGGCGCTGAACCGATTCGTGAGGAGATGAGCATCCTGGCGCCGCGGGATGAGGATGCCAGCGCGCCGCACCTCGAGGATCTGATCGTGGTGGAAGTCATCACGGAGGAGCGGCTCATCACGCAGTTTGGGCATGAGACGCCCACTGTGGCGATCGGCCCCAGCCGCAAAGCCTTCTATGGCTTCTTTCAGGAATTCGGCTATGGGCCCGGCCCGGCGCAGCCGTTTGCGCGGCCCGCGTTTGATCAGCAGCATCAGGGGAGTCTGCGGATTATCTCGGCGCAACTCTGGGCCGCGCTGGAGTCTGCCGAATGAGCCCGGCTGAGGCAGTAGTGGCACGGCTGGAGCAGGTGACGCCGCTGGCGTCTCTGGTGTCACAGCGCATCTACATGCTGAAGCTGCCGCAGCATCCGACGCTGCCAGCGGTGCGCGTGCAACGCATTTCCAGCATGCGCGATCAGCACTTGCGCGGGCCAGCGTTTACCGCCAGAGCGCGCGTCCAGGTGGATGCCTACGCGGCGGAAGTGCCAGGGCAGGATCCGTATGCGGCGGTGCAGGCGGTGGCCGATGCCATTCGCGGTGACGGGCTGGGGCACAGCGCCTCTGGGCTCTGGGGTTG